TTTGCTGTTGATTATGATAACAATCTCTGGATCTACAGAGAATTGTATACCAAAAAAGTTACAGCGGATCATTTCGCAAGACGAGTCCTTACTTTAGAACAAGAAGAATATATTCATTATGGTGTATTAGATGTTAGCACATGGGCTAAACGAGGTGATGTTGGTCCTAGCATTGCAGAGACAATGATACAACAAGGCTGTAGATGGAGACCATCAGATAGATCACCTAAAAGTAGAATTAATGGTAAACTAGAAGTTCATAAAAGATTAAAAGTTGTTAATGAACAACCAGGTATAAGAATATTTAAGACTTGTAAAAATTTAATTAGAACTTTAGGTATGCTACCAACAGATGATAAAAATCCTGAAGATGTAGATACTAATGCAGAAGACCATGCATATGATGCATTACGATATGGATGTATGAGTAGACCTACGCATCCTAAATATGCAGCAAGATTTGCAAGAACATTTGAAGAGTTTAAACCACAAGATACAAAATTTGGATATTAATGCCACTAAATAAAAAAGGTAAAAAAATTAAAAAAGACATGGAAAAAAGATATGGCAAAAAGAAAGGCCAGTCTATTTTTTATGCTATGGAAAATTCTGGTAAATTAAAAAGTGTCAAAAAAAAGAAAAATACCAGAAGTAAATAAAAAAAATTTTCCCTATCCATTAGTTAGGATTTATTGGGAAGACATTATCGGTGAGACTAATTGGTCCGATATAGTTG